GCAACACCAAAAGAACGAGATGCGTTTTTATTGGAGCAATTTAGTAAACTATTCAAAACCTTATAGAATTTATTTCATATAAATATATTTAACAACTTAATTTAAACAAAAGAGGAACCATCATGGGACAACAAGAAGATATCAAGCAAGTTGAAGAAGCAGCCAAAGAGGTTGTTGACTTTGGGGCCTTATTTGAAGGTTCCGAAATTTCAGAAGAAACTCAAGCCAAAGTCAAATTAATTTTTGAAGTTGCCTTGGCTGCTAAACTGGAAGAAGAAGTAAAAACCATCCAAGAAGAATTTGAAGTCAAATTTGAAGAAACTCTTGAAGAAGTAAAAGCAGAATTAGTTAATAAGATTGACTCTTTCCTTGACTATGCAGTTGAAGAATGGGTTGACCAAAACAGAATAGCACTTGAATCAGGTATCCGTAATGAAATTACAGAAAACTTTATTCTTGGGTTAAAGGAACTCTTTACAGAAAACTATATTGAAGTTCCAGAAGAAAAATTTGACCTTTTAGGTGAAATGGAAACAAAAGTTGTTGACTTAACTACTGACTTAGATGAACAGTTAGCTAAAAATGTAACTTTAAACTCAAAAATCAATTCGTTGATAAAAGAAGCAATCGTTGTTGAAGTTGGTACTGGTTTAACTGCTATAGATTCTGACAAATTTAAAGGTTTGGTAGAAAATGTAGACTTTGAATCTGAATCAGTCTTTAAAGACAAAGTGACTACAATCCGTGAAAACTATTTTTCAAAAACTACACCAAAAGCAGCTTTGCAAGAAAGTGCAGGTGAAGAAAAAGAAGTAGTGAAACATGCAGGTGTATCTGCATATGTAGCTGCATGGAAAAAGTAATTTAATAAATCTTTTCATAGAAATTGATTTAGCTAAATAAGTATAGAAGGACAAATTTTTAATTAACATTAACCAAAGAGGAAAATATTATGTATTTAATGGAAGAATCTGGCTTAGATAAAAAGTGGGCTGAAGTTTTAGACCATCCATCAATGCCAAAAATAACCGACCCATATCGTAGAGCAGTTACTGCTGTTGTTCTTGAAAATCAAGAAATAGATATGCGTAAACAACTTAACGAAACTACATTTGCCAACCAATCAGGTGCTATGCCCGATACTGGCGGTGTTGCTCATTATGACCCCGTAATGATTCAATTAGTAAGACGTTCATTACCACAATTGATTGCATATGATTTATGCGGTGTTCAACCAATGAAATTACCCACTGGTTTGATTTTCGCAATGAAATCAAAATATGTATCACAAGGTGGAACAGAAGCGTTATTTAATGAAGCAAACTCTGTATTCAGTGGTTCTAAAGGTGGTGCAGTAGCAAATGCACAAAAGGGTACTAACCCAACAGTTCCTGTTTCTATTACTGGTACAGTTACTGTAGGTTCAACATCATCTACAGCTGTTACAGCTTCTGGTGGTGCATTCTTAACACAAATGTTTCCTGGTTCAGCATTGTATCATAATAATGGTGTATTTATTGGTACTGTATTATCAGTACAAAGCAATGACGCATTAACATTGTTATCAAATGCACTTGCTACATTATCAGGCGCAGCTTTAGCATACACATTTGGTGTTGCAATGAGTACAGCGATTGGTGAAGATTTAGGCGTAGGTACTACTCCTTTCCCAGAAATGGCTTTCTCAATTGAAAAAGCTTCTGTTCTTGCACAAACAAGAGCATTAAAAGCTGAATACACACTTGAATTAGCACAAGATTTGAAAGCTGTTCATGGTTTAGATGCTGAATCTGAATTATCAAACATCCTTTCAACTGAAGTTTTGGCTGAAATTAACCGTGAAGTTTTACGTACAATCTATACCACTGCTAAATTTGGTGCAAGAGCTGGTGTTGTTACAACAGCAGGTACTTTTAATCTTGACATAGATTCAAATGGTCGTTGGAGTGAGGAGAAATTCAAAGGCTTAATTTTCCAAATTGAACGTGATTGCAACGATATAGCACAAACAACTCGTAGAGGTAAAGGCAACTTTATTATCACTTCATCTGACGTAGCATCTGCTTTGGCAATGACTGGTAAATTAACTTATGCACCTGCACTTCAAAACAATTTGGTTGTTGATGATACTGGTTCTACATTCTGTGGAATGTTAGGAAACATTAAAGTCTATATTGACCCTTACTCAGCTAACTATGGCGATGCAAATCAATTCTATGTAGCTGGTTATAAAGGACAAAATCCGATGGACGCGGGGCTGTTCTACTGTCCATATGTTCCGTTACAAATGGTTAGAGCAGTTGACCCATTGACTTTCCAACCAAAGATTGGGTACAAGACTCGTTACGGTATGGTGGCCAACCCATTCGCTAATGGTGATGTATCTCCAATCATTGTTAATGGTGTAGGTGAAGCTAATGCTAATGTATATTACCGCAAAGTTAGAGTTACAAATCTCAGCTAAGTTGTTGGTTTAGTTAGTAAAAAATGAAGAAGGGGCATTAAGCCCCTTTTTTATTATCTATACGTTCCATTTCAACCTATATACCTATTATAGCAGGTATTCAAATAAAGTCAAGTACAAATGCTAAAGTGCCACTATCAAACACTTTACTATATCCATTATCAAACATAATTTCTTCTTCAGTTAAATGTCTATTTGAATCATTACAAATTTTTGATTTTCTGAACTTAGATTTATGCATCATTATTTCACTATTTTTTGCAACATAATAATAAGATGGTTTATTTGTGTGTAATAATTTAAATCCATTTTTAATATACATATTTCCATTAGAATATAACCTATCAGCATAACTAATAATTGTACCAAGATTCATATTAACGAAATGTTTTAATAATTTACTGAACCCACCGATAACTGAAGTATTTTGCTTTATGCAAAATCTACTAAGTTCCCAATCGTATGATTTATTATATCTTGATTTACAAAATGTAATAACTGACACTAGATCATCATCCAAATATAATCCAAATTTAAATGTTGATTTATCCTTTCCTTGTAGGTGATTTGCTTCTAGGAATAGGTTTTTAGCATTAACGTCTATTTCTCTTATTATACATTTTCTTGCGAATATTCTATTTTCTGTAAGACCTAATTTAGTTTTTAAGACTGACTTCCATAGATTTTGTTTAGTTTTCCAACTACCAGAAAAGATGTGTATTAGTTGTATATCAATAGCTTCACATCTATTAGTCTTTTCTACATGATACCTTTCATCCTTTCTTTGTGCAAATCTTTCTTTTTGAAATTCTGGTCTAAATTTATGTGAATAAACACCATTATATTCAATTGCTAATTTTAATTCTGGTAGATAAATATCCAATTGTAATTCACCAATAATTCCATATTGGTCAATTAATATTTCGCCACTATAGATAGATTTTATATAATCTACAACTTGCATACATTCTATTGATGGTTTTGCTATTTTGGGGTATGAATTGCATAAATTTGCATCTATATTCAACTTTGATAGATAAATTGATACAGTAGCCTTAGAAGTGCCTAATAATATGGCTATTTGTTCACAAGTATTTCTCTCAACTTTATGTTTATTATATAACCATTCATAATTTTCTAAAAATTCTAATACATGTGAATTTGATTCATTATATTTTCTAACTGGGATATTGTGTAGTTTTAGATATTTATTTATTGGTGTTATGCTACAGCCAAGTTCCTCTGCAATTAATTCCTTAGATTTTTGTAATGTTATTCTTTGTTCATATAGCCAATCTTTATCTTCTAATTTTTGTGATTGATATAATGTGATTGTTTTATGTTTTCTGCTACATTCGGATGAACAATATTGTGTGAAGCCTAATTTGTTATCTTTTTTATTAGCCATAACTTTATTACCACATATGCAATCTGGAATAAATTCAACATTATTTAATACACAATAAAATCTTGTTGTTAATGATGGAACTATTTTATTTAAAAACGATGTTGATTCGATTAAATTATTAACAAAAATGTTGTGATTTTTACCTTTACAAACCATTTGTGGTGATAATTTATAACATTGGTCTATTAATTCTTGATTATACATATGTTTAACTCCAGTAAAGCTATTCAGTAATTGGGTTATGTGGCAGGTACTTACTGAAGGTACTTTTCGACCGCTAAATCTATCCACACTTTTATTTATACACATATTATAGCACGTTTTTATGAAATGTCAAGTACAAATACCGATTGCCCACAATCATATAGTTTTCTATAATCGTTATTGAACATATTATCTCTTTCACTTAACTCACTATCATAAAGTTTTAATTTATCTTTTAGCTTATGTTTCATAAAATTCCATCTATTGTATAATACTTCTTGTTTTGCCCATTTGTATCCAATATCACTATTATGAGAAAATTCAAAACCCAACACTTTATAAATATTTCCAGTTGAATATCTTCTATCAGCATAGGTTATAAATGAAGCATATTCATTATCCTTTAAGAAATTCTTAAATAATTTTGAAACCCCACCAACCACTGTTGTGTTTAATTTAGATGCTATTCTTAATATTTCCAAATCATAACCCCTTGTATATCTTGGTTTTCTAAAACTAATCATAGTAACATATTCGTCATTATATTTAAGACCAATACATATGCTACTATTAGTATATCCTTGTATGTGATTTGCATTGAAGAAATCTTGCTCTATATTTTTTGCAACATATTCTAATGTACATTTTCTCGCAAATATTTTTCTTGATAGTCCAACTTTATTTAATATCATTGATTTTATAACATCTTGTTTATTATTCCATTCACTAGAAGTAAATTGAAATAATGTAATATCATTATCCAAACAAAGATTTGTTTTATTTAAATGGCGTTTTTTGTTTTCTGGAGTATCAGTTAATGATGTTAATGAATGCCAATATATACCATTAAGTTCTATACCCAATTTACATTCTGGTATATAAATATCTAATTCGTATGGGTATATTACCTTTCTATTAGATGATGAAAATATTATGTTGTGTTTTGTTAAAAAATCTTGTAATTCAAACTCCATAGTAGATACGCAATAGTCAGTTCTTCTTGGTATATTATATAAATCCAAATATTTTACCAATACCGTTGAGCTACATCCCAATTCATTCATTATAACTTCCATTGTTTTTTTATTGGTTACATATTGGTCAAACAACCAGTCATAATTCTGCAATAACGGTAAAGAATCGCCTAATTTTGCTTCTGATACATTACGAGGGGTAATGTTGAATTTTTCAATGTATCGCATAACTGTAGTACGACCACAACCCAATTCTTCACCTATTTGTGTTGGTGTTTTATGTTGATTTATATAATGCTCTATTAGCCAATCTTTATCTCTCAATAAAGTCAATTTATCATTTTTACAAGTTCTTGCGTCAAGCAATGTTCTGGCAGGTATGTTATATAATTTCAAATATCTAAAAACAGTAGTTTTACCACAATTTAATGTTTTTATTATTGTATCGACTGATAAGTGTTGTGTTATGTATTGGTCATATAACCAATCTTTGTCTATTTTCATTTTGAACCACCTTTTGAGTAAGGTTGAGAAGAAAGAATATGGCGGCTGTTTCTCACGCAGTTTTCGGTAATGAACCTAGCCATACTTCTATTTATGCATATATTATAAACTATTCTCCAGCCAAGGTCAAGCACTTTTCATATTATTAAGTTCTTCTGTTCCGGTAAACAATATCTTATTGCTTATCTTCAATTCAAGTTTATCTGGATAATCAACATTTCTTAAAATATGCTTAATGCAATTTACCCTTGCTTTGCGTTTGTTGTCTGATTTAATGATTGTCCAATGGGAAAAAAGTGTATCAGTCAATGATAACATTATACGTTTAGCTTCTGTATATTCATCCCATAACCCTTGTGCATTTAAATCAACTGGTGAAATTTTATATTGCTTTAAGTGGTCAAGTTTTCTACTTTCAAATCTTTCATTTTGCACTTCTTTTGAAACTGAGAAGTAGAATTTTAATAATATAATACCCGAAGCAACCAACATCTTTTCAAATTGTGGTACATCAGTTAAAAATTGGGTATATTCTTCTTCTGAACAAAACCCCATTACTGGCTCAACACCAGCTCTATTATACCAAGACCTATCAAATAAGACTATTTGACCAGCACTTGGAAGGTGTTGTATATATCTTTGAAAATACCATTGAGTTGATTCCACTTCTGTAGGTTTCTCAAGTGCAACAACTTTACATCCTCTTGGATTTAGATGTTCGGTGACTCTTTTAATTGTACCACCTTTACCACTAGCATCACGGCCCTCAAATAACACTACAACCTTTAATCCATTGGCTTTAACGTGGTCTTGGAGTTTCAAAAGTTCAATTTGAAGTGTGTGAAGTTCTTTTTCGTATTTTGCAAGTTTGTTCATTTTATTTCTCGTATTGATTGAAAAGTAATTCAGCTTTTAATGATGCATATGATATGCAATCAACTACTGAATCATGATGATATCTGTCTGCTGACCATTGCCGAACGTCTTTGAGTATTTGAAATATTAATGCAACTTCGGCTGGTGTTAAGTCTTTTCCTGTTATTGCATTAAAAGCAGTTGATATCTTTTCAAAAGACCGTTCACCACCTTCTGTTTCATATTCGTCTGCTCTTTCTTCCTGTATTATTTTACATGCATTTAGAAAGTCAACTGAAGTTATTGTAACTGGTGTATTGGGTTTATCTATTTTTGCATTAAATGGTGTTGATATCTTTTCAAAAGAAGAATTTATCCCAAACACTCTTTCATATGGATCTGGATTTGAAAAATCTATATACTCTCCACTTATAGCAAACTCTCTGTCATCTAAATTTAAAAAGTCTGACATTATTTTTGAATCACTCAT